GGCCACCGCCGCCGCCAGCGCTGCGTCAGCCCCACCCATGTGCGCCTGCACGCGCCCCATCAGGTTCGCCTTGACCGCCAGCCACTCGGCCTCCTCGTTGAGCGCGTCGGCAGGCAGGTAGCGCTGCACCAAGTAGTCGATCACCATCGACCAGTCGTCCAGCGTCAGCGCACCGGGCGGGACGTTTTCGAGGTAGATCCGCACGAGGTCCAGCTCGTCCCGCGACCAGCGCCCCATGAACCCGGCAGGCACCGCCACCGGCTCCTTGGCGGGCACGTGGCGCTCGCCGGCCAGCCACGCAGCCAGCTCCGACTGCACCTTGGCGATCTTGGTCAGCCCGCGCTCGGAGAAGCGCTCCACGAGCGACCGGATGAACGGGTTCTCGTGCTCGGCCCAGATATCGTGTGCCAGCCCGTCCTCGTCCGAGAGCGCCTTGTGCAGCGACTCCAGCGCGCAATCGCAGGCTTCGCCGTGCAAGTGGCCGATATCGACCAGCAGCGGCTGTGCCGGACCAGCGGGCGCCTGCGACCAGACCTGCGCCTTGTTGAGCGGCTCGCCTTCGTCCTCGGGCACCTCGCCCTCGACGAACACGCGCTTGCCCGACTCATCGAGCGCGATGGCCCCGTCCTCGCCGCGCTCCAGCAAGGTGAGCTTGCGCACCCGGCGCTGCTTGTGACCGAGCACGTCGGCCCACTTCACGCGACAATGGCCGTCCTCACCCGACTCATGAGCGATGGTGACGCCATCCTTGCCGACGCACACGACCGGGCCGTGCAGCGGACCGTGCTCGGGGTGATGGAAGTACAACACGTCGCCATCGACGACGTTGCGCCCGGGCACGGCGGGCTTCTGACGCAGAGAAAGCGGCTTCATTACTCGATCACGTAGATGGACGGCATGGCCTTGCCGAAATCAAGCTCCTCGCCCGAGTCGGCCTCGGCGGGCGCCGGTTCATCCTCGGCAGGCGCCTCGACCGTCTGCTGCGCGTCCTGCTCGGCGTTCTGCAGCGCATCCTGCCCATCGTCGGGCTGCACGGTGTCGCCCTGCCCGCCTTCGGGCTGCTCGTCGCCTTCTTGCCCACCCTGCGGAGGCTGACCAAAGTCCGGCTCGCCCTGCTGCTGGTTCAGCTGCATCCACGCCCCCATCAGCGACGGGTTGAGCGGCGCATCGCCCAGCGGGCCGTCGAGCGCCTCGTAGCCTTCCTCGGCCCGAGCCTCATTGACCGTGAGGACCATCTTGCGCATCTCGAACTTCTGGCCGGCGTCAGCCGGATCCAGACCGGTCCAGCGGAACACGTACTTGTCGGAGAACTCCTGCGCGATGTAGTCGGTAAAGAGGTTCTCGAAGTAGGACAGCACCGGGCGAAGGCCCGAATCCTTCGACGCGGCCAGCTTCTCAGCGGTGTCCGAGCCGGACAGCGCCGAGGTGTTGCCCCCGGTAAAGGAGTCGAAGTTGATCTCGGAGGGCGACATGCCATAGACAGCGCAGATGATCGAGGTGAGGAACGTCATCCACTTCGAGAAGTACATCTCGTTGTAGTCGACGCCGAACTTCTCGAACGAGGCCCGCGACTCCTGATCCTTCGACACCATGACCGGGAGCGACCACTGGTTGTTCACGCCCTTCACCATCGAGTTCCAGTACCGCTTGAACGCCTCGATGTCCTGCTGGGTGTAGTTGCCCGACAGGTGCAGCATCCCCTTCGGGATCGCGTTCTGGTCGAAGCCCTTGATGTTGTAGGTCATGGCGTTGAGGAAGCCGGTGACCACGCGCACCAGCAGCTCCGTCTCGGGCATGCCGTAGCCGCAGAAGCGCACATCCGAGCGCGGGTTGCGCGCCTCGTAGATCAAGTCCTCGTAGGTGTAGGCAGTGCGCACCATGCCCTGCACGACCTGCAGCGCAAAGATCTCGTCGTCACCCCGATACCCTTCCTCGGTGCAAAGCCGGATCGTGCCGCCATCGACCAGATAAAAGCCGTCGATCCCGAGGTTCTTGTCGCGCTTCCACTCGGTCTCGATGCCAACCGAGTCGAGCGTGAGCGTGTCGCGCACGGCCTTGGCCATGAGCTGCGCGAAAGAGTCGCGGCGCAGCGCCTTGCGACGGCGCGGCGAGAACTCCCAGCCGCAGTTGGCGAAGAAGCGGTTCAGCAGCTGGATCGACTCGGTCTCGGACTGCTCCAACTGGTGCTTCTTGTCGATGTGGCGGATCTCGAACCCGGGCGCATCGGTCATCTTGTCCGACACGCGGCAGAAGCGCTGGACCTGCCGCATCCGGGTCAGCACCACGGCGTTGAGCACCGGGGTCTGGTCGACCATCAGGCGCAGCGAGTCAAAGCCCAGCGCCGAAGGGCGCTCCCAGTAGTCACCCTGCACCGAGAGCTGCCAGTCGTCGAGTTGGACCGACTGCATGCCGCGCTCGCCGGCCTTTGAGCGGGTCGAGGGAAACGGGACCACATTGGGGTTGATCGCCTTGCGCAGCGCCTGCTCTTCGTACTCGGCGGTGATGTGGGCAATGACGTCGCGCACCGCATCGGAGGGCAGCAGATCGGACATCGCAGCAGGGACGGCGCCCTTCTGCAGTTCGCCCAAAGCCGCCGTCCGCTCGTCCTGCGGCGCGGACTGGTCGAAGGCAACGTTGGATGCGGCTGAGGTCATGGGGAAGGCTCTGAAGATCGTTCAGACCATCCTAGTGTCACGACCCGGCAGCGGTCCTGCCCCAGAAGCGCCCAAGAAAAACGGGGCCGAAGCCCCGTTGCTCAGATCCCCCGGGCGTCCGCGATGAGCACCCGGCGTCGAATCACGAAATCGGAGACGGGCACCGCCGGCACCGACGCCGGCAGCAACCCGGCAATCGGCGCAGGCGGATCAAAGAACCGCGTCTCCTCGTAGGTGCGCAAGTACGGAAGCCGCCCACTGCCGAACAGCGCCGCCGCAAAGATGCCCAGCGCCTCGTCCGCACCGAGCTGCGAGGCAAACCGGTTGCCGCAAACGACCAGCCAGCCCGCCGACTCCGTGCGCTCAAGGGTGATCTTCACGCTGCCACCTTGAACTCGTCCTCCGACATCAGCATGTCGTAGGCGCGGTTCTTGATGCCTTCGCCCGCCCCGAACCACGCCGAGGTCATGCGGGTGTCGTCCGACTTGCCGCGCTCGTGATCGACCCACTCGGTGACGCAGTTCAGCGCACGCCAGCGGTTGAGGCCACCGGTCATGTCGTCGCCGATCAGGTTGCCGTCCGCGAACATGCTCATCAGCCGCTCGTAGCCCTTGGACTTGCGAACGTCCGGCAGCGGCTTGCCGTCACGAGGCGCCGGCTGGATCGAGGTCAGCAGCTTGGCCATGAACCGGTCAGCCTGATCGGCGTTCATGTCGCGCTCGGCAAGCACGCGGGTCTGGACCAGCCACCGCTCCCAGACGTTGGCCACGATGCCCAGATCCAGACGGACAGCATCCGGGTCGAAGATCTTCGAGTGCGGGATGCGGACCAGAGAGGACACGGCGCGGCCTTCGGTGTCCTGCTCGGTCGAGCCGCGATTGAGGCCCGTTGCCGGGTCGTAAGCGCCGACCGCCATCGTGATCGTGTTGTTGCACACCACGCGGATCGCAGTGAACTTGGCCGTGGTTGCCATCGTGCCGTCGTAGGAGGTCGCCAGCAGCACATACGGGCGCACGACGTCCTGCCCGATGATCGGGGCGCCGTCGCTGACCTTGGCCAGCGCCCAGATGCGCTTGCCGTCTGACAAGGCGCCCGCCGTCTCCAGCTCGAAGCCGCCGATCTCGGCCAGCTTGCCGAAGAAGTCCAGCACCTCACCGGGCTGCACCACCTTGTAGTCCTTGGACACCACCGACAGCGGAGCGCCCGTGTCGGAGCGGTACAGCGCATGGCGCTCGGGCATCGTGACCCGCTCGGTCGGGATGAGGACATCGCCCGTGCCGATGTTGTCGAGCATCAGGCGCTCGAACTGCACCGGGGCGCGCAGCACGCTGTAGTCCAGACCGGCCTGCTGCCGCCAGACGTCGATGGAGGCGCCCGCCGTGAGGCGCTGACCGAGCTTGTGCCAAGGGGTCTCGCCGACGTAAGCGATTGCCGCCATGCCAGTGGTTTCGTCGATCATGTGGGCCATGTGAATCTCCTTTCGAGGAAAGTGCGAACCGACAACCGGCTCGACATGGCGCTAATGTAGCTTGCGGATAAGCTAAAACACAACCTCGTAGATAAACCTTTCGGAAGTTTTCGACGACGCCTTGCCTGCCAGCGGCTTTTCCAGATAGACAGCCCTGCATTGCCAGAGCATATTTGAAGCGTCTTAACAGGAGGATGCCCCATGAAAACCACCATCGCCGCTATCTTGCTCACCGCCGCCGCCACCGGCACCGCGTCGGCCATCACCATCGACGAGAGCAAGTTCTTCGCCTACGTCCGCCAGCCCTACTCCGGGTTCCACGTCATGCTCTCGCACCGCCCGTGCCACCTGAAAAACAGCGGGTTCGCCGGGTACGCGGAACAGGTGCCGCCGCACCGCAGCACGGTGTGGCCATCCTGCTGGAAGCGCGACGAGGACAACAGCAACGTCATCGTGATCTGCGCGATCATCGACAACCGCGAAGTCGGCGCCTGCCAGCTCATCAGCCAAGACTACTTCCGCGACGTGGCAAGCCTGCCGCGCTCGGCCTTCTAGCCCCCCGCGTCGCGCTCGATGAAGATCAGGCACCCGGGGTCGCTGGCCTGCACCAGATAGCCCCGGTCCGAGCACCGCCCGTCCTCGAAGCAGACGCAGCGCCCGCACACCTCGCCCGACAGCTCCATCAGGCCGACGACCGACGACGGCAGACCGGGCATGTCGCGCTGGATCTGCGCCGA